ATAAGTGGCCTTGGTTTTTTCAAGAAGAACAAACCTGTGATGATGACCCCTTTTTCTCTCATATTTTGTATTGCAATGATATTTCTCAATCACAGTTTTATCGACCAGTTATTGATATATTTTCTAAATATATAAGTTGGACTTCGATATACAGGCTCTACGTTAATTTATGTCCAAAGACTGGTAGCATATCTAATTTTCATACAGATGCAAATGATGGGCACAACGAAAAAGTAATGACAACAGCAATTTTTTATTTAAATACTAACAACGGATATACAGAGTTTGAAGATGGAAAAATAGTGGAATCTGTAAAGAATAGATTAATAGAATTTCCCGCAAGTTATAAACATAGAGCCATAGGACAGACAGACAAAGATAAAAGAATAGTTTTAAATTTTAACTACATAAAATAAAAATGAGTAAAAAAGTAGAAGAATACAAAGCATTAATTACAAAACAGTTTGATGAGCTAGAAGCTATGATGAAGAAACAAATGCATCTTACAGATCCTCAAACAGTAGAAGAAAAAATGTATTCAATAAATTACAAGTGGCATTTCATATCTGAAGAAGATAGAGACTTCTATCAAGGATGTAGACACGCTCTTGACAACGGACTTAAGTGGTGAGCGGAGTATATAATCAAACATATTTCAATAACAGACCTGAAGAAAAAGAAAGAGAGGGTGTGTTATATGGAGTTATCTTAGTTAACCAACGTACATTTGAACGTGAATGTATCAAGGTAGGAATCGCTAGTGGTAAAGACTGGCGGCATGTAATTAAAAGAAGTCGTGGTTTTAAAGGGTATGATTTACGCATCCAGCGAACCTATCACGACACCATTTATCGGTGCTGGCAAATCGAGCAGGCACTTCATGAGGAGTTTAAACACGATAGCTATTCCCCAACTCAGAAATTTGGTGGGCATACAGAGTGCTTTAAAATTTCTTCTCTTATTTTATCCCAGTTCCCGAAAAATAATTCTTGACAAATGGTTCGCCGTTTGTTATAATATTATCATATTTTAGAGAAAGAGAATAAATGACAGAAATAATACCACCGACAAATTGCCCCGCTTGTAACAGCGTACTCGAATTTGTAGGTGATCAGTTATTTTGTCAGAATCCCTCTTGCTCTGCAAAATCTGCAAAGCGTCTTGAACACTTTGCAAAAACCTTAAAAATCAGAGGACTTGGTCCCTCAACTATTGAGAGACTTGGTCTTGAGGATTACAAAGATATTTATTCGTTAACCCAAGAAGAAATATCTTTTCTGTTGGATTCAGAGAAACTAGGTACGAAACTACACAATGAGATACAGAAATCAAAGAGTGTCGACCTTACAACTCTACTTCCAGCTTTTTCGATACCGCTGATTGGCTCAAGTGCTTCAAATAAATTAGCGAAACACATCTCATCTTTAAGTGAGATAACCCCAGAGATATGTACAGAGGCAGGTCTGGGTCCGAAAGCGGCGTCGAATCTTATTGATTGGTTGGTAAACACTTTCCATTTCGAAGAATACTATAACCTACCCTTTACTTTTACTTGCGAAAAACGAGCAGAGGTCACTAACACTGACACTAAGGGAACAGTTTGCATTACAGGAAAGTTAAAAAGCTATCCAACTAAAGCCGCCGCACAACAAGTATTAATAAAGAACGGCTATCTAGTAAAGGATAATCTCACAAAAGATGTAACTATCTTAGTTAATGAGAGTGGAATCGAAAGTGCAAAAACCAAGAAAGCAGAAGAAATGGGTATAACAATAAACCAAAACTTAAAAGAACTTATTTAGGAAAATTAAATCATGGCATTACCAAAATGGACAGACGAAAGGACTCAATCTCTAGTAGATTTCGTAGGAAGTGAGAGCCCAATATCCCAAGGAACAGTTGCAAATGCAGCAGAACACTTGGAAACATCAACTCGTTCAGTATCAAGCAAATTGAGAAAGATGGGTTTTGACGTTGAACTAGCTTCAGCATCAGCAAGCAAGTCTTTTTCAGACGAGCAAGAAGCAACTTTACAAGCATTTGTTACAGACAACTCAGGTTCTTACACATATGCTGAAATTGCAAGCAACTTTGAAGGTGGACACTTCTCAGCTAAATCAATCCAAGGAAAAATTCTTTCTATGGAATTAACAGAGCATGTTAAACCTGCTCCTAAAGTTGAGACAGTTAGAACTTATACTCCTGAAGAAGAAGGCACATTTGTAGAGATGGTTAACGGTGGATCTTTCGTAGAAGAAATCGCTGACGCTCTTGGCAAATCTGTTAATTCAATCAGAGGTAAAGCTCTTTCACTTCTAAGAAGTGGCGAAATTAACGCTATTCCAAAGCAAAAAGAAACTAAAGGATCAAGCAAAGCTGACGTACTTGCTGATATCGATATTACTGACATGACTGTAGAGTCAATTGCAGATCAAATCGGTAAAACAGTAAGAGGCGTGAAAACTATGTTAACAAGACGTGGTTTACAGTGTGCTGATTACAACGGTGCAGCTAAAAAAGATATCGGTTAATCCGCAGTATTCAATTTAGTCGGTGGAGGCACTCTTGTGCCTCTGCCATTTTTAATTTTTGAGAGAGTTATACAGTGAATATTGCATCAGCGTTACTAAAACAGATTATAGTTCAGAAAGATTTAGACACATGGTCTAAGTTAAAAGAACATTACCTACCTGGTGAATATCAGTCAATATTCCGCATCCTTGATAAACACATAGACAATTATCAAGACCTCCCCCAATTTGAAGATCTCCGATATGAAGTGCGAGATCGACAACTTTCCGAAAAAATATTCGCAATCGAATCAGTTGAAGTCGAAGTAGACGCATGGCTTTTACTTGATTATCTCAAAAATGAATATGCACAAGTAGAAATTCTAGATGAACTTGATACTTACATTGACAACACAGTTGCGATGGCTAGTGCAGAAGAAAACATAGAACAACTCCAAGAAATAGTATTAAGGGTAAGTGACAAGGTAGATGTCAAGCCACCCGAAGAAAGTATGCAGAGCATATCTTTATTCGAGGATGACAAAGAACTATCGAGGTATTTACCCTTAGGACTTAATAGTGAGTATGACTCACAGATTCAGTTCTCACCCAAAGACTTAGTGCTAGTTGGCGGGCGACGAGGAGCAGGTAAGTCCGTTACCTGTTGTAATTTAGCAGCAAATGTTTACGATTCAGGTCGTAGTGCTCTTTATTTCACTATAGAAATGGACAGCAGATCAATCCTTCAAAGGATTTGTTCTGTATCAACAAAAATACCATTAAAAAGACTACGCAGTAAAATGCTATCCGCTGAAGAGTGGAATCTAGTAGGCGGCTGGTGGGCAGGTAGATTTGACGGTGGACATGAATTGTTACCAGAGTTTGTAAAAACACATGACTTTGATACATTTCATAAAAACCTAACAAAACTACCTCTCCACAAAGAAAAGCAATTGGATGTTATTTATGATCCAGCTTTAACTCTCTCAAAAATACAGTCAGAGCTAGATAAAAAAGTCAACCAACTTGATGTTGGTGTGGTTATTGTTGATTATCTTAACCAAGTCAAACGCCACAACGCACCAAGTCGTTCAGGTCAATATGATTGGACAGAACAGATTGAAGTCAGTAAGAAAATGAAACTATACGCTCAGGAGTATGAAACCTTATTCTTTGCCCCATATCAAACAGATGCTAGTGGAGAGGCTAGATTTGCAAAAGGTATACTTGATGCAGCAGATGCTGCTTATGCATTGGAGACTTGGGATCAACAAGATGAGTGTATGACTTTTAATTGTGTAAAAATGAGAAGCAACAGGATGGAAAGCTTCACAAGTGCAGTAGATTGGGAAACCTTGAAGATTGGTCCGCAGTCTGCACTAAATCCTAAAGAGAAAGAAAATATAGAAAACAGTATGAAAACAGGAGAAGATGTAGATGACATTTAGATGGCAACCATGGGTTTTAAGCCTATACATATATGGGGCATTTGACCCGTTGATTCTAACTATCGCTGCATTAGTAAATAGATTATGATTTTATATACTGAAGCACAATTAATGATTGCATATACTAGATATGTAAGAACACTAAAAGAAAGCAATATTCGTATTGCTCCGCCAACAATAGAGGAGTTTCGTGTGATTTACGAAACAGAACTCGAAGAACAACTATGGGATCAGTTAGATGACTAAAACAGAGAAAGCCGCATTACAAGAATCTGTACTACAGGTAGGCGCTGCTCTTGTTATTAACTTTCCACTACAAACATTCCTACTATGGTTATTCATAGAAAAATGGGGATGGACAAGTGCATTTTTGATATCACTAACAACTACTTTTATATTTACAGTGGTTGCATTGATACGAACATACATGATTCGTATGGAAATTGAGAAGAGACGTAGACATGGCTTATGGAGAAAAGTAAGAAATGGCGGCAGATAGAATCAGTAAGGAAACGGCAGAGTTAGTAGCTCTGCCTCCCTACACATGGGAAACACGATCAGTTAAATTTCTATTGAATCAGAAAAAGATTTATCAGAATATAGAACGAGTACCAATAAATGAACCACTATATGATAGTGTTTTAAAACATGGTATTGAATCTCCTATATTGTGTATGCCCAACTATTATCCAATCGCAGGAAGTCAAAGAATGAGAGTGATGTGGGAAATAGTACGAAAACACCATGATGGATGGATGTTTAAAACAATGAATATTAAAGTCTGCCGTTTTGATAAAGAATGGTGGAATATGTTTTATTTATGGGGAGATAAAAAAGAAAGAGATCGAATGATTGCAATTTGGTTTCAAATGGCAGAACTTGCTTGGAAAAGTAAGTATTATGAACACGAAACAGACCCAAGTGGTAAAAAGATGACAGACTTTGAAGAACTTGGAGATCAACTAAAAGGATGGAAACACAAACAATGAAAGTATTTTTAGAACACTTCTTTTATGCACTAACAATGGCAATAGTCTTAGCAATACCAGTTATTGGATTAGTGCTTATGTTATCACCTTACTTTACATGACAGTAGAAGAACTATTCCAAGAACGAAAGATACCGTACAAGCTATCTCCGGCAGATGCTATTGTTAAATGCT